CTCCTTCTCGAGGAGACCAAAATACTAAAGCAAGATGAGTAAATTTACAAAGAAAAACAAAGAGCATCTTGATTCTATGGTGATAGGTCAAGGCCATACCATTATGGCTGGGTATATCCCAGAAGCAGTGGGAGCCAAGGCTTTCTCAGAGAATTATTACAAATGGAAAAATCCTACACCAGATTCCATTGCTCAATTTGGGTTTTGGGGAGGGGATATAGATTATAATACTTACTATCCCAACCTAGACAAATCGGAACTAACTCCTAAGGACGAAGAGTTTATCGAACCAATGTTCAGATTACTTTCAGAAACGATTGTATCTAAGAATTGGAACCCGACAGACTTTGGTCAGAATGGAGTACTAAAGGCTTCTATGAAGATGTTGCTTGGTCAAACAGTAAACTGTGACCATGAAACCAACATCGGTAATGCTATTGGTGCTGTATCACAAGTAATGTGGCAGGAATCCTATAAAGACGGTAGCTTTACTATACCCGCTGGTATCAACGGTATTCTGAAAATCGATGGTAAGGCAAACCCAAGAATTGCTAGAGGCATCCTTATGGAACCTCCTTCAATTCATAGTAATTCAGTTACTGTACAATTTAAGTGGGATAAATCCCATCCCCAAATGGAAGATAACGAATTTTATCAGAAACTGGGTACTTATGACTCTAAGGGAGTTATGGTACGTAGAATTGTTACTGAAATTGTTCGTTACCTTGAGACCTCACTAGTTTCACATGGTGCTGATTCATTTGCCCAGAAAATTGGTTCGGATGGTAAAATCATTAACCCAACCTTTGCTAAAAGAACTTGGGCATCTTATGAAGAATACCGAGATGATAAATCGAAGCAATACTTCTTTACTGATTATAAATCAGATTTAACATCATATCAAGAAAAGAACGATACTCAGGGTTCTTTTAATGATAATGATGCCAATGATAATCATTCAAATAAAAATAACATGAACGAAGAATTACTAAAATTTCTTGAAAGCCTTTTCGGGGATAATATGCTTACCCTGGAAGAAGGTAAAGAGATGAATCAGGAAAATGTAATTGCCTGCATTCAGACTTTGGTATCATCCAGAAACACTTTGCAAACTTCAGTAGATAATCTTACCACAGAGAAAACTTCTCTTACGGAACAGATTACCAACTTGAATGCCGAAGTAGCTAACTTGAAGGAAATGGCAACTGTAGGAAAGAATCATATTGCTTCTCTCCGTGAAAATGCCGTAGAAACCTACAAGAAGTTGATGGGTGATAAGGTAGATGAGACAATCGTTACGATGCTCAATGCCGAGACTACTGGTATTACTACTCTTATTTCCTTGACCAAGGATTACCAAGCTCGCTTGGAAGAGAAGTTCCCTCTCACTTGCTCAAAATGTGGTTCTAAGGACGTCAACCGTGCTTCCTCAATTGCTGAGGATGATACCGAGGGTAAAACTGGAACCCAGGGTACTGATACCCAATGGAATTCAGAATCTCCGAGTACTAAGAATGTAATCGATAACTTGTATCGAAACAAAATCAAATAACTAATATAAATAATCCGCGTTATGGAAAAAACTAAAATCGTAAACGACCCTCAGCAACTTACTCTCTTTGGGGAAAGAACCCCGAGAGCGGTGATTTACAAAAGTGAGTCACACAAATTGCACCAGGCTTTCAATGTTAAAGCTGGAGAGAAAATCGTACAGGGTATGCCAGTGGCTTTGAATGAAGAAGGTTTGATTTACCCTTGCACTGATACAGCTACTCAAGTTTATTTGGGTGTAGCAGTAACGGATAACGTTAACCCTGCTTATCAACCTCAAAGAAATTTCCCGGTAGAGGTAACAGTAGCTATGGAAGGTTACATGATTTGTAACTGGGTATCAAACGAAAATATCGAAGCTGGCTATGTAACTCCCGATGGAGAATTGCTTAACGATAGATTCGTAAAAGCTAACCAAGCAACTTCAACCCAGTTCATTGCCCTTAATCCAGCAGAAGAGGCAAATGAGGTAATTCAAGTACTCATCAAATAAGAGAAAAGAAGTTATGGAAAATAAAATAGATATTACAAAGTTGAAGGCTCAGGATTTTATGAATGAGCTGCCGGAAATGGTAAGAAGCTTGGAAGCTGTTCGTTCCGGTTCACAGGACAAGAAGCCTGTAGAGGTAACTTTTGGAGAATTGGTTACCGGTAAATGGGGTATTTCAGAAGATGAACTTTTTGAAAAGATGGGCATCAATCCAAAAGTGGACACGATGCAGAACATCTTTACAATGCCTCAACAGAATGTTCGTTGGATTGTTCCGGAAATCATCCGTGCTGCTATCACATTGGGTATGCGCCAGGCTCCGTTCTATCCGAACATCATTGCATCTGATCAACCCATCAATGGTTTGCAAGCAATCATGCCGATGGTTAACATGTCGGATGCTGCCCCTGCAAAGGTTAATGAGGCAGAAACTATCCCATTGGGTGATGTTAGCTTCGGACAGAAATCAGTTAGCCTCTTCAAAATCGGAAAAGGTTTCAAACTTACTGATGAAGTTCGTAACTATGTTTCACTCGATGTCTTGGGAATCTACCTTCGTGATTTTGGTGTTCAGTTGGGTTATGCTCTGGATACTTTGGCTATGGACGTTGCTATCAATGGTAACAACCCTGATGGCTCTGAGTCTGCCCCGGTAATCGGTGTATACGAAACAACTAATGGTATCACTTACAAAGACCTTCTGCATATTTGGGTACGTGCTGCTCGTATGGGACGTAACTTCCAAACTATGATTGGTGGTGAAGACCAGGCAATCGAAATGCTGAACTTGCCGGAATTCAAGGATCGTCACTCTGGTACTACAGAAGCTACCCTGAATGTTAAGTCTCCTGTTCCCAAGAATGCTGACTTCTACATTCACCCGGGTACACCCGACCAACAGTTGCTGTTGATTGATACATCTGCTGCCTTGATTAAGCTTACTGCTCGTCAGTTGATGCTTGAATCTGAAAGAATCGTTTCTAACCAGACTCAGGCAATCTATGCAAGCTTGACTACTGGCTTCTCTAAGATGTACCAGGATGCAACTCTGTTGCTGGCTGCTGACAAGAAGTTCTCAGAATTCGGTTTCCCCGAGTTCATGAACGTAGACCCATATTTGATGGTTAACCTAGAATAATAAGGGACGTCCGGTTTCATCTATATAAATTCCCTGAGAGGGTAGGTAACTAAAAAGACCTACCCCTCTCTTTATTAATCATTTTTAAATCTTAGGAAATATGGCTAAAGATAAATATACAGTAACTGTGGGACCAAGAGCTTACAGTTTTCATGACCAATCAACTGGTATTACCGTTTGTAGAGGAGAAGACAAGGAACTCTCTCGTCGTCAATTCCGTGCACCAAAGATTCAGAAGGCAATTGCCTCTGGCCATCTGATTATCATTGCTGATAAATCAGAAATCGAAAAGTATTCAGAGGCCGACATCGAAAAGTTGGATAAGAGACTGAATGCTCAGTTCAAGAAAGGCATGACTCTTGAAAAACTTGCAAAGGGCTATTCCCTGGAAGAACTGAAACTGGTAGCAGGTCTTCATGAAATAGTTGCCGAGAAAGATGATACAGTAGAAACACTTATTCAGGCTTTGCTGGAAGAATTCGAATCCTCTTCTAAAGGGTAATATATGAAAATTACATAAGACAGACTAATATGAATAACAATCTGGACTTTTTGTACGTTACGTCAGGTCTGGAAGTTTCATTCAGAGTCATATCCAAAGTCCCGGCCAAATCCATTTTTGACTGGGACTTTGGCGATGATAAGGGAGAGGTTTTCAATGGTGGAAGACATGTTTCCTATTCTTATGAAACTCCCGGTTTCTATACAGTAACCCTACATGTAACCAACTCTAATGGTTTAGATATCACCGTAGATAAGACTCTGGTAGTTTGTGATTATGGTCATACGGCATTAGCCGATACAATATATAACTTAATCGACCATTATATCCCTTCAGAAATATCCGATGGGATGACCAGGGAAGAGAAATCTATTTACATCACTAAATGGCAATATTATATTGGTCCTCTAGTAAATCACCAAATTCCTGCAGATAAGTATACTGATGAATTATGGTATGAAGCACTAGAAAACCAATTAATAATGGAATTGGCAGCATGGGACTTTCTCAATGTGAAGATACTTAATCTATTAACAAGTACTTCAGAATACCTAAGTCAATTAACTTCTACCAAAGAACAAACTGGTGATGGTACTTCTAAACCCGAACTTGCCCGAGGTGATAGGATAAAACAAATCACTACTGGGCCTACTGAAGTGCAATATTATGATACCTTGGCAGATGCTACAAGTTCCCTATGGAAAACACTTTCTCAAGCAATGCAACCAGGTGGATTAATAGATGAATTAAGAAAGAACCTTTGTATGTTAGCTTCACGATTGGAAATCTACTTACCGTTCTGTGATGAAGTATTTAGAACCGTAGTTCCCAAAGTAGTTAACAGAAGGCAACCTGGAGTATTAGATGGACCCAACCCAAGTGCTCCAGTAAAAGGTGGTAAGAAATCAATTCTAACTAAGTTATGACAAAAGAACCCTGGAGAATGGTAAAGAACCGCTCTTGGGATAGATACAAGAAAATTATCACTGACTTCTTAGATTGGGATGCTGGTAGACAATCCATAACTTGGGCCAAACATGTTAATCAGCTTCTCAGTCATGCCGAAGACAGTATACCTAAATATTATAACATCCAAATCGAGGCATTATGTTACTACAATGCTTTCAGAAACTGGCCTATCAATAAGGCAACTATTTCAGGAGAATTGGATGATGAAAACTTATCAATACTAATTTCTAAATCTTATATAGAACAAATCGGTTATCTTACACCGGAAGGTTATTGGGATTTTAATTGGGAACAAGATAGGTTTGTAATTAATGGTATAACGTATAAGCCTTCTGGAGATACTCAGACTGCTCAGGCAAAGGATGAGGCTTTAGTTTTCATGATTATCCTAAAGAGAGACCGAGATACCAAAGTTGAATTTGTAGAATAAAAATAAAGTATATGGCAAAGATGTTAGTACTGAGGTGGACACCAATTACTACAAACAGTGGAATTTGGTTTGATAGTAATCTGGTTATCCTCAATGGTACCTCTGGAGTTCATATTGAAATGAAAGGTAATGGCAATGATGTAACGGCATTTCAATCGATGACCGGAAACAAATTTGTCACCTGCTTTCAAGATTACTTCGGGGATATCTGGGATAAAATAATACCTCATCCTGGTATAGGCCAGGTAATAAAGTTCCGTGTAAATAGACTTCCTGATTATGCTTGCATACGGGGAGATATTGAGGACGGTGGAGATGTAGACCCCGAAAATCCGGATGTACCAATGAATGCCTTCTGTGGTTCAGAGGGAGAACCATTCAGGGATATCGATTCTGAATTCTTACTGGGTCGTCAACGTGCAGTAATTAATCCTTAAATTTTATAAAATATGTATGTAAGTAAGTATTATACCTGCGAAGAAATAGACCAGCGGTTATTACAGGGTTACTATGATGACTTTGTTAAAGCTGGCTTTGGAGGAACTATAAATGAGTTCTGGGCCTTCGTACTTTCTATCAAGAATAAGGTAGATAAGAAAGAAGGATACGACTTATCGAAAAATGATTTTACCGATGAGTTGAAGGCTAAACTTGATGGCATCGAAGAACATGCAAATTACATCACCAAAGTTTCTCAGCTTGAGAATGATTTGAAATATCAAACCGAGGAAGAAGTTAAACAGATGATTAGTGATTTGGTTGATGGTGCTGATGATGCCCTTGATACTCTTAAAGAGTTGGCAGAAGCATTGGGCAATGACCCCAACTTTGCAACTACCATCACTAATAAATTAACCGACCTTCGTACTGCTTTAACCGAAGAGGTTAATCGTGCTAAGGAAGCCGAAGCTGCTCTGGGTGCTGCAGTAGCCGCAGTTCAGGATAACCTCGAATATGGGTTAGACCAAATCAATAAGAAGATTGATACTGTTAAGGCAGACTTAAAAGCCGAAATCGACAGAGTTGAGAAGAAGGTAGATAAGAATGCTGAAGATATCAAAGACCTTGAAAATAAGGTAAATCAAGGTAATGATGAACTTGAGAAAGAACTTAAGGACCTTATCCAAAAGGAAAAAGATGAACGTATTGCTGCCGATAATGAGATTAAGGAAAGTGTAAATGAACTTAAGACTCTACATATCAATGATAAGGCCGCACTCGAGGCAAAGATTGCCGAAGAAACTGCAAATCGTACAAATGCAGATACTGTACTGGATTCTAAGATTAACGAGGAAATCACTAATCGTCAGGCTGATACTTTAGCTCTTCAAGGTAAAATTGACCAAGAGAAGGTAGACCGTCATTCTGAGGACCAAGCTCTTCATAATGAAATCTCTAAAGAGGTAACAGACCGTACTAATGCAGACAATGCTCTTCAAGGTAAAATTGACCAAGAAGCTCAAGCACGTACTGCTGCAGACCAGGTATTACAGAACAATATAGATTCAGAGGCTACCACTCGTGCTGCTCAGGATTTAATTCTTGAACACAAAATTGACGATGTAAAAGAGCAGGGTGTAGAAGACAAAGAACAATTGCTCAATGCTATTGCTGTAGAGGCCGCTGCTAGAGAAAAAGGGGATAAAGACCTTGATACTAAGAAGGTAGATAAACGTGAAGGTTATTCTTTGACCAAGAATGACTTTACTGATATCCTCAAAGCTAAGCTTGATGGAATTGAAGAGAAGGCAAACTATATTACCCATCTCTCCCAGCTTATCAATGATGCCGGTTTCCAAACTGAAGAGGAAGTAAATGCGGCTATCCAAAAGATTATTGGTTCAGCACCTGAAGTACTTGATACTCTTAAGGAAATTGCTGATGCCCTTGGAAATGACCCCAACTTTGCAACTACTATCACTAGGAAGTTGGCTGCAATCACAGAACAGGTTAACCAAGAAATCGAAGACCGTATTGCAGGGGATGAGTCAAACAGTGCTGAAGTAGCTGCTGAAGTTCAAGCTCGTAAGGATGCAGATACTGCCCTTGAAACTAAACTGAAAGAATACGTAGACAATAAGTCTGCTACTGGAGATGCTGCACTCGGGGTTGTAAGGGATAACCTTAACAAGGAAATCCAAGACCGTAAAGATGCCGATGCCACAATTCAGGCTAACTTGGATAAAGAGATTGCCGAAAGAAAGACTGCCGATGAAGCATATACTCAAAGTTTGGCTAATGTTAACCAGCGTATCTCAGACTTGGCTTTGAGTATGCAAGAGTCTATCAATACCTTGCGTAATGAGCTTACCGAGCAGGTAAATGCCAATACTACGGCAATCGCTACTAACCAACATAATATCGAAAGAAATTCAGAGGCAATCACAAACTTAACTAAGACTGTAGGGGATAACTACAAGGAAGTTAAGGATATGATTAACGAGGAAATCGTTGACCGTACCAATGCTGATAGTGCTTTGAGTTCTCGTATCGATACTCTCAATATTGACCTTAATACTGAGAGTGTAGAAAGAAAAGCTGCAGACCAAGTTCTTCAGGTAAATTTGGATAAAGAAGCAGCAGACCGTACTGCAGCCGATAAAGCCTTGAGTACTGAGTTTACGGCTAAATTGGATAATGCTAAGCAGGCTTTGGAATCTGAGGTAGCTAGCCTTAATACTAAGCTTGAACAAGAAAAGGAAAACCGTATTGCTGGTGATAATGCTTTGGGAGTTCGTATTGATTCTCTAGAGGCAGGTAATACCGATGCTATGAATGAATTAAAAGCAAAGGTAAATGCTAATACTACTGCTATTAATGCAGAGAAAGACCGAGCAATTGCCAAAGAGACTTCTCTTGAGGCAAAGATTGATACCAACCTTCAGAACCATAAAGATGATATGGCGGGTATCAACCAAAATATACTTACCGAAAAGAATGACCGCTTAGCTGGTGATACCGAGTTGCAGAATAATATCGATAAGGAAGCTACAGAACGTGCTAACCAAGATACCCTTATTAATAATGCTATTGCTCAGGAAAAAGCAGATCGAATTGCTGCTGACCAGGCAATGGATGGAAAGAAGGTAGATAAGGTAGACGGTAAAGTACTTTCTTCAAATGACTTCACTGACTTGCTATATGCCAAGTTGGATGGCATCGAAGAACATGCAAATTACATCACTAAGGTATCTGAGTTATTAAACGATTCAGATTTCCAGAGTGCTGAACAAGTAGAGGCAGCTATCCAAAAGATTATTGGCTCTGCTCCAGAGGTACTTGATACTTTGGCCGAGATTGCTAAGGCTCTCGGTGATGATCCCAACTTTGCAGCAACTATGACTGCTAAGCTTACTGAGTTGGAGAATAAGCTTGAAGCTGAAAAGAATCTGCGTGAACAAGGGGATAATACTCTGCAACAGACTTTCACTAATTTAAGTAATACTCTTACTACTACGGTAAATGAGTTGAGAACTTTCGTAACTGAAACTCGTACGGAGCTGTTAACTTCCTTGAATGCTACCAATGCTCTGGTAACTCAGAATGCTGCCAATATTCAACGTAATCTGGAATTGATTCAGGGTATTCAGGATAACATTAATGGTAACTATACTGCCATTACCGATTTGCTGAATAATGAAATCGCTGCTCGTAAGGCTGAGGATATTCGATTAGAAGCAAAGATTGACCAGAATACTTCTGACTTAAATACAGAGAGAGAGGAAAGAAAGGCCGCAGATAAAGTTCTCCAGGATAACATTGATGCAGAAGAAGCTGCCCGTATTGCTGCCGATACAGCTTTGGGTAAACGTATCGATAAAGAAATTCAGGACAGAACCGATGCTGATACATCTTTGGATAACAAATTTACCAATATTACCAATGATCACGAAGAAAGGTTGGTAGCCGAAGAAGCAACTTCTGATGCTTTACCCAATACCATGGTTACTGGTGTAAGTGAAATAAGTAGAGATGACTCTAAACTTACTTTCAAGGTAAATACTTCTACTAAGGACGTTTCTAACAACCAATACGGAGAATCCAATGAGGCCATTAAAGAACTTCTCCCGGTAACACAATCTCTTGCAGGAGTCATGTCTGCAGCAGATAAGATTAAGTTGGATGGGTTGGATGAAAATGCCCTTACCGATATCTCTGCAGCTTCAGATGCTAATAAGGTAACAGTAACCGTAACTAAGGATAACGGTTTGAATGCTGATACTACCGAAACTTTCGATTTGCCTCAGGTATCGGCTACTAAGGCTGGTACGATGACTGCTAAGGATAAGGTTGAGTTAGATAGAATCTCTACGGCTAACTTTGCTCTTGGTGCAGTAACTCCAAATGAAACTACAGTTGGCATTGCTGCTACTAAGACCGTAGTTGAAGATGGTACAGTAGAACAGAATCCTATCACATTGCCATCATCCACGGCAGAGAAAGCTGGTGTACAAACTGCAGCAGATAAGAAACTGTTTGATTCTCTTCCAGAGAAGTTTGTAAGTTATCATAGAAACTCAGTTCCCTATCAGGATCATGTAGATTTGGTATCTCAGCCATCAACTAAAAACCCAGATACTGGTATATACGAGTTGAAAGGTACCGATAATATTAGTATATCTAAGGCAACTAAAGAGAAAGCTGGTGTAATGACTGCCCAGGATAAGGTTAATCTGGATGAGACATTACCCAATGCTATTGCTCAAGAGGTTCAGGACCGTAAAGATGCTATCGAAGCTTTGGACGGTAAATCAGAAGCCGCTCTTGCTCAAGAAGTAGCTGATAGAAAAGCTGCAGATACTGCTTTAGATACCAAGTTTACTAAAGCTGTAAACGATGAAGCAACTGCTCGTACTTCTGCTGATACTGCATTGGGTGCAAGGATTGATAAAGAGATTGCTGATAGAACTGCGGCAGACACTGCCCTTGATACTAAACTGCAGAATAACATTAACACTCTAGAAGCTAAGCATGATGCTTTCGTAGCAACCAAGGGTCAAGCTGGGGGATTTGCTCCATTGGATGAAAGTGGCTTAGTACCTGCTAACCATTTGCCTTCATATGTAGACGATGTAATCGAGGTATATGCTACCTATGAAGTAAGCCCCACTGGAGGTCTTACTAATGTTCAATTGTATACGGATGCAGGTCACCAAACTCCCGTAGTTGGAGAATCTGGTAAGATTTATATAAATGTTGCCGATGGTGAACCTCCATACCAATTCCGTTGGTCAGGTACTAAATTCGTAGACAGTAATACTTCGTCTCTTATCATTGGGGAAATCGCAGGTACTGCTTTCGAAGGTAGTAGAGGTAAGCATCTTGAGGATGTGGTATCTAGCATGCCTAAAAATTTAATTAGTAAGGTTTCAATAGCTAACAAAAATAAGCGTAATGTTATTATCTTATGTAACTATTCTGCTACGGATGGTCAAGGGCATTACATTGATAAACCCGATGGGATGGTAATCCCTCTAACTCCAGCCACTACTCAAGAAGCTGGTCTGATGGATGCCGATAGTGTAATAAAGCTTAATCAAACCTTACCAGATGCTATTGAAGCTGAACAAGAGGCTCGTATTGCAAAAGATAATGCTCATGATACCTTTAATAGTTCTCTTCCAGGAATTATTCTTACTGGATTCACTCTTACCCATAATTCAACTAATGTAAGAGCTACTCTTAATAATAAAACTAAGAGTGCAGAGGGTAAGACTTATGAAGGTGCTACAGATTTAACTAGAGATATACTTGCAGCAACTAAGACTACTGCAGGTGTAATGACTGCAGCAGATAAGACTAACTTGGATAATACCGTACAGGGGTTGGCAAATGAGATTACCAATAGAACTAATGCCATCAATGCTCTTCGTACAGAATTGAAAACTTACGTTGACGATTTGATTGCCGATACTGGTTCAGATGTAACTGCCTTAGAAACTAAGGTAAATAATCACATTGCCAATAAATCTAATCCTCATACAGTTACTAAAACTCAGGTTGGATTGGGTAATGTTAATAATACTTCTGATGCTGATAAGCCAGTATCTACTGCTCAAGCTACTGCTATTGCTGATGCTAAGGCTGCAGGTACTACTGCTCAGACTTCTATCAATAGTCATGCAGGTAGAAAGGATAATCCTCATACAGTAACTAGAGCTCAATTGGGATTGGCAACTACTGACCAGGTAGTATTTGCTAAGACTACTGCTCCTTCCGGTTTCTGGAAAGAGTCTTCCGATGAAAGATTGAAATCTAACATCAAACCATTAACCCATACTTTGGAACAGATTTGCAGTATACCTACAGAATCCTTTATCATGGATGGTAAGGAAGATGAAGGTACCATTGCACAAGGTTTGGAAGCAGCAGGGTTTAACCATTATGTGGAAGAAGACCCAAGAACTAAGGATTCAGTTCCTAATCCTGAGGAATTCGAAACGGTTGTTATCGACGGTGAAGAATATGTATTGGTAAAACAAGTTAAGTACCATAAGATGTCTACTCTGGCAATCGAAGGTATTAAACTTCTTTACGAAGAGATTAAGGCTTTGAAGGCTGAAATCTCAGAACTCAGAAATCTTAAAGATGTAGATTAATATGGGAGAGATAGCAACATGGAGTGCTGTCAAAACTAAAGTAGGCCTTGGTAAGACAGGTAATGACTGCCCTACCAAGGCTGAATTGTTAGCACTCGCCTCTACAGGAACGGGGGAAAGTTACGTTGGCTTGGAAATCTCCAATGCTAGTTCCTATGGTAATAACGAAGCTGTTAAACTCGAAGATATTCATAAGGTAACTTATAAGTATACATTCACTTTGAGATACTCCAGTATAAGTTTTGATGCTTTAGGTAACCCCAGTAGTTCTAATTTTGGTTTTGGGTTTACCAGTACGAAGCAGAAATATTGGGATAATGTAGCTAATGGGTCTGCTGTTAGTGTTAATTACGTAATAAACAGTAAACCAAGTTGGATTACTAACTATAGTAAGCCGGCAGATGGAAAGCCTTGGAAAGCTTCAGAGAATCTAGACCTAACCTCAAGGTCTGGTAAGGGGTTGGCTACTCAATCTGAATCTGGTAAAACCGTGGAATTCACATTTACCCAGGCAGCAGCATCTCAAAGTTGGTCTCAAACATTCTCAGTGAATCCCACTTCTCTGTCTTTTGGGGCAACTGGAGGAACAAAAACATTTACTGTAACCTCTTATAAACAGGAATACCGAAATGGACATACCTATGGTAATCAAATTCCCTTAAGTTATACCAGGGCTAATACCGGAGTTACCGGTACTGGTACTTCAGTAACTATGGCAAATAATACTTCTACTTCGGCAAAGTCGGGTAGTGTAGTATTAACTCAGGCAGAAACCAATAAGAAACTAACTATCAGTTGTTCTCAATCTGCAGGTTATAGAACCTATAGTGAAATCACTGTAAGTGGAGGAAGTGTATCCGATATACCTGCAAGTGGAGGAAGTAGAAGTTCATTCTCAACTATGCCCTCATATTCTCAGACTTGGGGATGGAATGGTTCTACAACTGGAGGAGGCACAATTACAAGCGGTGCTAGCATTAGTTATGGTACTGCAGTTAGTGCAGGTTCTTTGGGAACTACTGCAAAGGCTAGAACAAGGGTAGGCTCCCTTACTTGTACTGTATCTCTGAATGGTAAATCGAAATCTATAACTCTCGATGTATACCAGGCAGAGAATAAAATTACCAGTACTACTGATGGTACACCAGTAATAAGCTTATCGGCAAATTCATATTCTATCTCTAATTCAGGAGGTAGTGTTAATATTTATGCCAGTGTAAGTATACCTATTACCAACCATTGGAGTTCAGGGTCAATAAGTGCAGGTTCTTCGAAGAGTGCTACACCTACGGTTAGTGCAAGTGGTACTGGATTTAGTTTGAATTCAGCTAAGACGGTACTTACTGCTACAGAGAACACAGGTACTTCAAGTAGAAGTTGTACAGTAACTGCATCCTATAGTGGGGCAACTACTAAGACCATTAAAGTTACACAGAGTGCTGCTTCAGTATCTTATAAGTATTACTTGGCATTTACTTCCCCTACTGGTTCTAGAACTACTTCTAGAACTGGATTATCGGCTTTGGGAGGTAATAACTTTACAGTTGATGTAGCTTATTCTTTTAAGACTAAGGTAATAAACGGTTCTGAAATAAGTACAAGATACCCATTAGCTTTAACTGTAACCTCAAAACCAAGTTGGGTTACAAATGTAGCAATCACAACGTTATCAAGTGATAATGGAAACTATGGGTTAACCTTAACCTTAACAGAGAATACCGTAGAATCAACAAGGTCAGGTACCATTAAATTAAGGCAAGCAGAGAATGATGATAATGGTTGGGAGCTTACAGTCAATATAACTCAGAATGCTGCTACTATAACCTATGATTATGTATTTAGTATATCATAGGTTATATACAACACCAGTATTTATTATATGAGAGACCCTAAAAACTTAATCATTAATTTCCTAAAACCAATAAAATTATGGGAGTAGAAGTAAAAGGTGCTGGCGATGGCGTTGTAATCGCGGAAAGAGGCTGTAATGATTGTTATAACCGGAATTCCGGTTGGGGCTCTGGATGGGGAGCCGTTGGTGGTGCATTGGTAGGTGGTGGCTTTGGTGCTGCTGCAGTTTCCGTATGGGACAAAATCAATGATACCAAAGCTGACATTCAGAAAGTAGAATCTACGGTTCAAGAAGCAAAGGCAGGTATCTACAAAGATATCTCTGATGCTGCTCGTGGAGTTACTCAAGAAATCAGTGGGGTAGCAAAAGATGTTGCCGGTGTTGGTAGGGAAATCCTTAACAACCGTTTCACTACGGAAAGAGGTCTTTGTGATTTGGGATACAAAACCAATTCCGATATCCGGGATTCTCGTGACCAAATGGGCGCAGGCTTCAATCGTGTAATGGACCGTCTCTGCAACATGGAACACGAACAGCAAAACTGTTGCTGTGAAACTAAGGGCTTGATTAAGGAAGTGAAATCCGATCTGGCTCTTCAGTTGGAACGTTGCTGCTGTGATCTGAAGAATGGTCAACAGGAAATCAAGTGCCTCATCGAGAACACCGCCAAAGACCAGGAGATTGCTCGCCTTAACCGGGTAGTTGATGCTCAAAGAGACCAGAACATCATTAGCCAGGTAGTTGCTGCATTGAAAGGCACCACTACTACACCGGCTTAAATTTGCCAAAAACTAAGATGATTGAAAAGGAGTGCATCTAACCGGTGTACTCCTTTTTTCGTTTTAACCCACTAACTAAGGAATTATGGAACAAGAACAACTCACCGAATTTAAGATACAATTGGCATTACCCGCTCCTAATATAGAGATTGCACAAGAAGTAGCAAACAAAGCTCAGGTACTCATAAATCAATTTGGATACTATCAATTCTTAAACCTGGTAGACTTCATGCAGAAGAATCCAGGTGCAGTTTCATTTGGTTTAAATTTAATAAATAAGAAGTAACATGGACGATAAGATGATTTTTCAAAAGTTGCAGAAAGGGGATATAATCTTCTCCTTAGAAAGAGACCGACGTGCTCTCTATCCTATCTTTGACCAAGCAAGGATTCTGAAGGTAGGTGAAAGTAAACCCATGGCATCCATGGTTAAGGATGGATTTGTAAATAGCCTTGAACTTGTGATACAGGATTCAGTATCTCAAATCACAATCTATTTGCCATCTCAGGCAGAGGAAGGTATTTACAATGGTATTTATTATACCACTAATCTGGACAACATTATCAGTGAAGTTTCTAATCAGAGACAGAATGCAGTGAACATTCTTAATAACCGGGAAAGGTATGAGGCAATTGTATCAGAATGCGATAAAATTTTAGGCTCTATCAATTACAAAGAACCCAGTAAACCAGCTCCTGAGTTCGAAGAATTTAAAGCCTATATGGGTAATGTGGATGTCCGATTAAATCGGTCAGAAGCACTCCTGGAAAAAATTGCCGAAGAGCTGGGATTATTTAAAGACAAGTAACATGCCAAGTAAGTCGGTTAATATTAATCTATCGACTCCAATTGGTTCACTAGAAATATACGTAGATAAACGAGAACAAGCTCGTGCAGAAAGGTTGATTGCTCAAACTCCAAGTATCTTAACAAAAGGCTATGCGAAAGGTACCGAGAAGTTTGGCAATCAACTTCTTCGTATAGTAAGGCGTAGTTTAAATACTGGTATACCTCCAAAGGGTTCTGGAGTATCTTGGCCAAAACATTCTCCAGGTACCATTAAGAAGTATGGAGAACATACAATGCTAAACCTTACTGGTCAATATGCAAAGTCCGTTACCATAGTAAAAGGTAAGAAGAGGACTTTCGTAGGATTACCAATTGGAATCAGGAAGATTACCTACACAGGTAAGACTTCAAGAAAAACTTTGAATCAGATTGCTATCATGCTCGAGTATGGTAGCAGAGATGGTAACTTACCACCTCGTCCTCTCTGGGGTCCTGCATTTAAGGCTGCCGGTGGAAAGGTAGCCTTACAAAAGGAAATACGAAATGAAATCAGAAAAGAAATAAGGAGGGTAAAATAATGGCAGCAGATTTTGAAATATCCGCATTATCCGGAACAGGTACTGCCACTATTCGTGTAAAACCGAAGGCAATAAACGAAGACCGAGATAATATCAAAGAACAGATTCTCAAGGTAGTAGTACAGGGAGTAGAAAGGGAAGTAACCTTGGTTCAGAAAGCTAACACTACTCCTGCAGAATCCTGGAATACATACTGGAGTATTTCTCCAGACGTAACTGCCCATACCTTTGATGGTACTAAAAAGGGTGAGACTTTAGAGATAGAGGTATACAGCTATCAACAAAAGTTCCTCAACAATGTACCTCAGGATGAATATAGAGCTGTAGATTGGAAAATCGAAACTACCGTAGACTGGTTAGAAGTAACCCAAGAGGTAGGCGAAGGTAATAAACCGGGAAAGGCTATTATCAAAACTCTATCAAGAAATGGGGAGTATCAGCCGGGTACCTATAACCCAATTGAGAGAACTGGAGTGGTTAAGGTAATTCAGAGTGAAAAATTTGAGAAAGCTATCAATATAACCCAATCCCCAAGTGTTCGAGTAGTTACCTATGAAATTAGGCCAGTAGCAGGATTAGGTCACTCTGCAGCAAATAATCCCGCTGTGAAGACTGCTACCTTTAGGGGTTACATAGTGTACACCATAAATGGAGAAGAGGTAGCTACGTTTATTAGACCCTTCAGAGTACCTAAGATTGGGGAAACAGTTAATGGTACTATCCCAAACCCAAGTGGAGACCCTATTCCTTGGAAACTATGGTTTACGAATTACCCCTCAGCAGCAACGACCAGTGTTGATGAATTAACCTGTACTATCCATTATGACTGTAGGTTTTTTGGAATTTTATATACCTTAGTAGTAGAGGCTCAAATACAAGTAGGAGATGGTACAGTAAATTGGGTAAACGCTGATGAAGGACTTAGAGTTATTCCTGACCAAGCTTAATTATGGTAAATTCAGAAGAAGTAGTTGAGAGAACATTCTATATATGTCTCCTCAGCACCATGTTAGAAATGGGCCTTACCTTAAATCCAGAAGACTTCTTACCCTTGTCTCAAGAAAACGAAAAACGTTTTGCAGAAGCTATTAAGGGTATGCCTAAGTTTATACCCTTGTTTGGTATAGGAAACAATCAGGTAAAAGGACCCAAGACTCTTCCCAGAATAACAATCGAACTGCAAGGTTATTATGCTGGTGATATTGGAGTGAACAAATATATCATTGGTGATAAGTTAGAAGACGGTAATTACCAAGCTTCAGAGTTTCCCTATGAGACTAAAGATATCACAGTTGATATACACCTCGTTTCTCAAACACAAGCCGATATGAGATTATTGCATACAATCTTATATACTGGCTTACCTGCTAGAGGATATGTAAGACCATACTTTAATGACTTAGAGGAATGGAGCAAGGGCAGGCTTGACCCAACCGGAAACCTATTCATTGAAATTGGTAATTATTATGACCATCCAGATGTAGAACATGGTATACTTGAGAAGGTATATACTTACGTATGTAAAGATGGTATTCTCCCAGAAAAGCTTTTGGAAGAAGGTACACTTACACCTATTAAAGATATTACTGCTCTCATTGGATTGTTCGAACAAAACGAAAATGAAATGCTAGAGTTGAAGATACCTAAGGAATAGGTACAATACTCTAGGGTATAAATTAAACGAGTAATTAACTTTAATCACAATAGAATTATGCCAACTTCACCTCATGTAGATTTTAAGTTTAAGAACAACAATGTTCTTCAAACTACTCCTATGTTAGGAGTTTCTTGTGTATTGGCTAGAACTACTAAGGGCCCATACGATGACCCATCAGAAATCATCTCTACTTTTTCTCAGTTCCAAAGGATTTATGGTTCTGAGATAGTACCAGATGGTTCTGTATCAAATATCGAAAAAGCCTTGACAGGTGGTTCTAAGCTTCGTGTTATTCGAGTACTTGGTAAGGGAGCTACCCAGGGTACAGTAGCTGCAACTGCAGCAAGTAAATCAAAGGCTGCTGCTAAATCCGAAGAGGAAGGCATAGTACCGGCTTCTGCTACCCCAGACCCAGCTACACCTGCAGCACTCATTACCATTACCTCAAGTGGGACTACCTATAGCTTAGGCTTGGTAACTAAAGGTTATGGGGACCCAATCGGTAGTACAGATAATTTCCAGGTAGGTTTCTACAAACAAGCTAACACCTTGTATTACAAAATCTATTCTGGCAATGGTCAAGTACTTGAACAAGGTCCGGTAATCACTTACAAAACTGCCGATGAAAATAATGATACTTCGGTAGATTACCTTGCTCTTAGTGCATTTGCTAAGAACTCAGAATATATTAAGCCGGTAGTAGTTGCTGGTTCTTCTTTCGAGAATCTTATCAAATGGCTTACTGATAGTGTAGATGGTACAAAGAATGCTGTTACATTAACAGTTGGTGGTGCTGCTCCTACAGAAGATGAAAAGAAGTTTACCGGTACTATCGGTTCTGCAGGTTCTACTCCTACTGCCGATGAATGGATTGCTTCTTTGGACTTCGTAAAAGATTACACCGACTTCTATCAGTTATTCATTTCTCATATCTCTCAACACCTTACTACTGATGCAGATGTACTCAAGGTATACAAGGCTGCTGCGGATATGGCAAAGGAATTGATGGAATGGGTACTCTATATCGAAGTTCCGAAACACCTTACTCATTATACTCAGGGTACTCAGGCCAGAGATTACAAAGCTCAGGTAACTTGGGTACAGACTTGCTTGGGTACTGTGGGTAACTCTAAGTATATTGCCTATTTCGGTGGTGGACTTAAGTACTACAATGAAAACGGTAATCTTCAAGATTCCGATGTAGTGGGTACCATTGCAGGTTTGGGTGATGCTTCTGCTACTCAATATGGACCTTGGAAATCTTTTGCAGGTATGAACCGAGGGGTTATTGGGGATGCCGTTGGACCAGTATGCCCGAACTATGGTTCTCCTTCTCGGTATTCAGAATTGAATACTCTGGCCCAAAATTACATCAATGAGATGGTAATCAAGGATACTCCTGATGCAGGCAAACAGACAATGCTTTGGCATTGCTTCTCTTCTCAGGTAAAACAGGATTCAGAACGGTTCCTTTCAATCGTAAGATTGAACTTGTATTTGAAGAAGTTCCTTCGTCCTGTACTTAACAAGTACATCGAAGAGCCTAACGTTTGGAGTACTTGGAAGAGAATTTGGTTGGAGGTTAAACCCACACTAGACTCTTTGGTAGATGAAGATGCCATGACCGAATATACCTGGATGGGTGACCAAGATGCAACCTCTTGGGATGATCTCTCGGTTAACAACGAGGCAGATGCTCGTCAAGGTAAGTACCGTGCTATCCTTAAGTATAAGGACGTAGTTCCTATGCAAGAGGTAACTATGGAAATTGTAATTGATGCAGCTTCCAAGTCTGTATCAATTGTGGAATCAAGTAATAACGCTTAAACAATTATAACGATGGGAGCAAAAGTAAAAAATCCACGGAAGAAGTTCTTGTGGAGTATCATGTTCCCCAAGCACCCTATCAATACTTATCTGTTCCAAACTTGTACTTTGCCAGATGTAGAGATTGACCAGGTTGCTCATGGGGACGTCAATAGAGACGTTAAAACTCCAGGTAGGGTTTCAGTTGGTAATCTTATCGTAGAGAAACTTATGACTACTGCAGGTTCAGATACCTGGCTTCATGATTGGCTCTATGCTTGCCAAGATATGATTGCCGGTGGGGGATTACCTCCTGCTCAGATATGGGAAACTGCAATCGTAAATGAACTTGCTGAAGACGGAGTCTCAGTTCTTAACACCCATATCTTCGAAGAGGTTTGGCCCTGTAAAGTTACTGGCTTAGACTTGGACAGAATGGCTTCAGAGAATACCATTGAGTCCATTGAGTTCTCAGTTGGTACTGCAGATAAATACTAATTCCTTAGTCTATTTTCACTAAGATTCGGTGGAGGGGTGGGATTCCTGAGATAGGATGTCTCACCCCTTTCTTGTTGTTATAGGGAATACTATGAACATTTGTAAACATAAAAAGTAATTAATATGGAATTTAGAACATTTGGATTTATCGGACCATCTGGTTATAAATACCAGATTAGAGAACAGAATGGTGCTGATGAAGATATTCTCAGTAACCTTTCAGACATGAAAACTTTGATGAACCTTACTAAGTTCATTGCAGCAATTGTAGTAACTACAGATGCAACACCCAGTGGGAAGTTAACCATTGAGGATGCACTTAACTTACCAGTTAATGACCGGTACTGTATTATCTTCAATTCTCGAATTTTCTCTTTGGGAGACGAAGTAGAATTCGAATACGATTGGGGAAAAGAAGGAGGGAAGGTTATGTATGGCCAAGACCTTCATGAGTATCTTTTCGATTACAGTCAGGTACCTTCAGAAGAAGAACTCAAGGAAAAACCAGATGCCATTCCTTTCTATCCAGAAGGTAAGAAACTTACGGACCATGAGTACACTCTCTCTTCAGGTAAGCTTATCAAATTCGATTGCATGACCGGTAAGGGTGAACAGATGTTCATGGCTTTGCCTATGGAGAAACAAACAAAGAATGCTCCTCTCCTTTGCCGTAACCTTTACTTAGATGTAGATGGTAACTGGGAAAAGGTTTCAAACTTTACACCTTTTAGTGCAAAAGATATGGCTGAGATGAGAAAGTATATTCTATCTATCGACCCGGTATTCAAAGGGGATTCTCATATCACCCATCCACAGACTGGGGAGGAAAGAAACTATCCTATAGCTTGGGCACCTAATTTTTTCTACCTGACGGAAGAGTAAGTTTAGAAGGTGATTTTGTTTATATCACTAGAGCCGAGATAACCTTAGATTATTTCGGCTTTTTACGTCTTCCGTACAGAATAAGAAAAATATTCAAGGATATGGCCGAGCAATATTATAAACAGATTAAAAAGAAAACGAAATGATAAATGCCAGTAGGAGTGTAATAGAGGTCGGTGTTGCCATGGTTTTAAGAGACCGATTCTCTCAAGAAGCTGGTAAGATATCTGGTTCATTTAGAACTATGATGAACGATATGAATACCTGGAACCGAGGTATTCAGATGTCAGCTTCTAATTCACTAGACTTCGGAATGCAGCTCGTAGGGGGAATGGCCAGGGCCTATAAATACTCTGCAGGTGTTCAGAATGAAGTTTGGACTGCTTCGAAGATTGCTGGTGCTACCATTGCAGAACAGAAGGAGATGTTACAATTGGCAAAAGACGTCAATGCCATGACACCTCTTACTGCTTCGGATGTTGCATCAGGACAAAGATACCTGGCTATGGCAGGTAATAAATTCGATGCTATTAAGGAAATGATTGGGCCGGCTTCTAAGCTGGCTTCAATCTTTACAATGCCAGTGGGAGGTAAAGGTGGTGTAGCTGACTTGATGACTAATATCATGTCAATGTACCAAATCCCAATGACAGAAGCCGCTAGAGTAACTGATGATTTATATACTGCAGTTACTAATGCAAATATATCTTTGCAGGACTTAGCCCAGTCCATATCCTATGCAGGAGCAGATATGGCAACTGCAGGAGTAGACCTTAGGCAAACTGCTGCGGCTATTGGTGTATTGGGAGATATGGGTATACAAGGTTCTATGGCTGGTACCTCTCTGGCAAATATGATACGTTATTTACAACTATCTCTTGTTGGACAAAAGAAAAAAGGCTATAACGCTTTAGCAGACATGGGCTTAAGTCCCGATGACTTCTTTGATGCTCAGGGTAATCTTATTGACTTATACTCTGTATATCAAAAGTTTGCTAAGGCAGCAGTAGATATGCCTTCTCGTGTTGAAACCCCAACATTCTTCAATATCTTTGGTGTTCGTGGTAATCGTGGTATGCTCCCAGTACTTAGAGATATTGCCTCTGGTAGGGATAAGATGGGACAGATACTTGCTACCTATAATAAGAATATGGGTGCAGTAAACCAGATGAACGAAGAAAGACTTAAAACAGATGCTGGTGTAATTGACCAATGGGAATCTTCACTTGAGAACTTAACGGTAACTGCAGGTGCTGCAATGGGTAGAGTATTTACTCCCGTTCTCCAATTCGGAACTAAGTTTGTAGACATAGTTAATACTATTTCAGAAACTTGGGGAGGTAGCTTTGCCTTAAGAGTAGCTGCTACGGGTGTAGTAGTTGGTACTATAGTGGCAGGCTTTAGGACTTTGAGAGGTATCATGAGGATGACCTCTTATCTTCAGGCCTTAACTACTACTGAAACCAATGGTATGTCAGCTGCAGCTATAAAGACTAATACCCAATTTGCCATCATGGAAGCTCACATGGTAAGTATGGTTAATCTCATGAGAACTATGGTTCAACTCCAGATGATGTCAAGTGGTATCGGAATGAATAGCAAAGGTAGATTTTATAATATGTCAAACGGTAGGTATGTTAAGACACCTAATCCTGGTGTACCAATGGCAACTACTATGGCGGGTAATCTCATGGGTGGTGCCGTTGGGGGAGCCGCTGCTAATGCAGGTGGTAGAGCAGCAGGTCAGATTGCTACTAGAGGTTTAACCGGTATGCTTGGCAGATTTATGGGATTCTTAGGAGGACCCTGGGGTTTAGCAATTACTATCGGTTTACCCTTATTAATTGAAGTGGGTAGTAGATTGATAAGCTCGGTAGATAGGAATACTGATGCCCAGAATAATAAAGAGGATGACCCATTATCCATCAGGGCTCAGAATGAAGAGAAATTCGTTAATGCCATAAAGTCTGCAATTAAGGATGGCTTAAAAGAGGGAAAGATTGGTATTAGTATAGATGGGCAATCCGTGGGAGACTATACCCTTGGTAGTCAACAGGATTATACCGGAATAGTGTTAGGATTATAAACTAAAATATTATGGCTAGAATATTAGGACAGGCAGCTGGTAAAGTTATTGAAAAATACAATGACCTTACTCGAGATACAGCTGGTGTTCTTACTGGCCCTTTGAATAAACTTTGGAGAGCTCGGATATTACTTAACCGAGCTACTTCTACTCTTCCAAAAGATAGTGCTCTCAAGGGTAAGATCTATGACCCAAATGGGGTACCCGGAGAAGCTCAGATATCTTCTAAGAACCCAACTCTAAACAAACAACTCCAGGCAAAGTGGAGGATGGAATTACAATTCCCACGTCAAGAGGAAGGGGAAGGAGTAGACCCAGCAAAGGGTAATAAGAATACCACTAATTACAGAAACTTCGAAGTAAAGGCAGACATCCGGTATCAAAACGAAGTACGGATTTATAACATGTCTGCTAACCCAACCCAATATATTACTTTACAGAATCGACCTCCTGAATTAGATTTTAGAGGGGAAACTACTTGGGCAACCATTAAGTCTATGGGTCGTAATACACCTATGTATCATTTCACGGGAGCAGAAGATATCATTCAATTCAATGTATCTTGGTTCTCAACTACTTTGGATAACCCAGAGGAAGTGATAAATAAATGTAGATTACTTGAAGCCTGGACGAAGGCAAATGGTTACCAAGCAGCACCTCCCATAATCCAAATAGAGTGGGGAGATTCCGGTATATTCGAAAACCATTATTATATCCTTACTTCTGCAACCTATACTCTGAAGAACTTTCAGAATGGTTATAGGATAAGGGTACCAGGTAAACCTGCTACATTTGGCAATGGTAAATTATTGCCTGCAGCAGCAACTCAGGAATTAATCTTTAAGAGAGTAAGTGCCTATAACTTATCCTATGGAGATTTTATTAATTCTGATTCACTTAAGAAGACGGAGGGCATTAAATATGATTGATACATCTCAATATTTAAAAGGTGCAAGTCCCTATGACCAAGCCTATGTTTTAAACTATGGTGATGGAGATTATTCTTTAGAGGCAGTACGTACATCAGTACCCTCATCAAGTGATGACATCCAACATACAGTTAAGGATGGTGAGACTTTGCAGAATATTGCTTATCGGTATTATGGGGATTCTGGTAAATGGTTTCTAATTGCTGAAGCCAATACTATCCTCAATCCTTTTAAGGAATTAGAAAGTGGAACCCTTATAAAAATTCCAGTGTATGCCGGCTAAACAAAAACCCATATTATATAATGGAATGGGCCAACCATACTTGGCCCTTTTCGATTTTCAAGGAATGCCCATTAAGAATCCTCTTACAGGCATTCCTCTTGGAGCGTATATAAGTACCTGGACTTATAGATATGATGAGGAGAAAGAGAATTTAGCTACTATCACTTTTGATACTGGCAATCCAGATACCGTAGATATTGAAGCTTTGCAAGAGGGTCAGGTAATTTGCCTTCAGTGGGGTTATATTTATCCAGACGGTCAATTCGTATCGGGCCCAGTTAAGATAATCAAGGTGAGAGACTTCGATGCTACTTTCGATTCCACGGGTACTCATGTAACTATTAAGTGCATTGATTCAACAGGTGATTTAAGGTACCAACCAGCCTATAACTTTTCGGATATGGAAGGTTATAAGTTATCTACCTTCTTGGACAATGGTTGTGATAATGCTACTGGTGTAATCATAGAAATCTTTCAGTAATGGAACAACAGATAATAAGTAATAAAGTATACGAGTCACTACAGGTGCCTACAGAAAATACTCGAACTACTACTGGAAAGGTACTTTATGCTAACCGGTTTAGTGGAGTAGCTCAAGTAGCTATGCCCGAGGATTTGAAGGCTCTGATTGATAGCGACTTTGGTTTGGTGGGTAAGAATATCTTGGTTCAATTAGAACAGAAGATGAAAGGTTATACCAATGGGCCTTGGTATGTAGATTCCAGAGATGGAGTTATCTACATACACAATCGTAAGTTCAATGAGGAACCAGTTCATACTTATACTTACCAAGGAGAAAATGGTGAAGTACTCAGTGTATCATTTACCATGGAGAACATTACTAAGAGAGTTAAGGCAACTCTATCCCCTTTGGTAAGTCCAGAAACTAAGGACTTAAATGTAATCACTACTGGTATAAAAGAACCAGAAGAGGAAAAAACTTCGAATGAGAATGACCAATATATAGCCAGAGTAGATAATACAATGGTGGTTAATTATGGTAGTGATAATGTAGAAGATTATCGAAGTCATCCCACAACTAACCATATTGGAGAATGGGAAGCTCAAAATAAAAGCTTCGATAGGTACCTAACTCATAGGCAAGCACTCCAGGAATTCAATGCTTCTAATCCTGCAGAAGCTTACGAAAAGGGGAAGCAGAAACATCTGGATGAAATGAATATGGATGAATTAAGAGAGACCATTAATCAAGCAGTTTCTAATTTGCCCAGTGACCGTAAGAGAGCCGTACAACAAGCTTTACGTAATTCAAAGAATGGTAAGGAATTGGAGGCTAATCTTTACAACATCCTTAAGAATGAAAGATACCTATTTGAAGGTGATGACCAGATGACCTATATGACCATAGAATATGTAGACCCCATGGATTATGATCCAGAAGGCTACGCTTCTAATCAAGCAGGTGCTGGAATTGCTTCCGGTATAAACTATCAGATGGGAGTATTACCTGCTTCTAAAAGAGGGTATGCTGCTCTAAAGAATGACCCCTATACCATTGTCCTTAGTGATATGGAAACTGATACTTCTAAACATTATGGTCAAGGTCAATATGGTAAGAAGGTAAAAGTACAACATTGGAAGAAATCTAATGTTAAAGTACCTATCTATAAACTCTATCATAATCTCTTTGGTAGATATGGTGGGGCAGATAAGTATGCTTGGGCAGCTAATGCTAATGCCAATGGTGGTTTAAAACATACCGAAAAACGGCTCGTATGCAAAATGCAAGTAGTGGGCAGACCTTCTCTAGCATCTTCCCAGATTGTTATAATTGATAACGTGGGCAAACGTTGGTCAGGCCCTTGGTACATTAAACAATGTACTCATTCCATGGATGCCGGTCAAGGTTATGTAACTAACTTAGAGCTGGTTAAGAATGCTGGTAAGTCAGGTTCAGTTACATCGAAATCTGGTTTATCTACTCAAACTATTGTGGCTAATGATGCTAAGTCGAATAGTAAAACCGATAAGGGTAAAGATAAGAAAGCCTTGAGTAATACCAATGAATTAGTACTTGACTTTACCTATAATGAGGTAGTATACTTTGTAGAGAACTTCATGGGTAAGAATGGTGAGGTAGTTGATAAAAAAGGTGCTTCTGAGTTTGTTCGTAAGAAAGCTTATTATACTGAAGTAGTTGCTAAAGACCCCATAGCTAAATCAGAAGGAATAGTAATTAGTTCAGGTAATACTACTACTTCTACTGGTAAGTATATTCCGGGCAAGATATCCATCAAGGAAGTTCAAGTACCAGATGATTATTGGGTTAAGTTCGATTATTCGAAAGTAGCTCAGAAGAATTTCACAGAGTACATAAGAAAGAATAAATTAAAATAACTATGGGATACGAAACTGCAAAGATAATAACCGAAGAAGGCCTAGAAGGTCTTGGTAGGTACTACTCAGTTTATCGAGGTATAGTCGTAGACAATGAAGATACTGAGAAGAATATGAATAGGGTGAAAGTATGTATCCCAGAAGTAATGGGCGGTACTTTTGCATGGGCTTTACCTAAAGGACAACACGGTTCAATCAGTACTGGCTTCAAGTTCTTAGCTCCTAAGATAGGCGATATAGTTTTTGTTACCTTCGAGTTCGGAGACCCAACCAAACCTCTTTGGGAATATCATGGGTGGGGATTACAACAAATCCCTGAGCCATTGAATGGTCCCAATAAGATGGGCTTAGTTACTCCCGAAGGTAATCTGATTGTTATTAATGATGATGAGGGAACTCTGAACTTATACTTCAATGGTACTGTATCTGTATACTCGGAATCAGATGTAGTAGTGGCTTCTAAGAAAAGCATTGGTATTAATTCTGGTGATACGGTAGTACTGAATGAAGGTAGTAATAGGGGAATCATTAACATCGAACAGTTAACTGAGAAACTAAATCAAACGATTAAGGAACTTGAACAACTAAGAAGTATGTTCAACTCTCATGTACACTCAGGTGTAACTACTGGACCCGGTTCTTCAGGTCCTACAGTAACTCAAGTAACTAAACCATTCTCACAATTTCAGATTGATGATTATGAGGATAAATCTTGTATACACTAATGGAAAAGAATTACTTCACAGATATAATTGGTATAGGTGTAACATTCCCTATTCAACTTACTCGAAACGAAAAGGGAGAAACCGGTTGGTACCCAGTAAATGGGGATTTCAAACTTATCCGGGATAATATAAGTGCTATCTTATATTACATGATTGGCCAGAGATTTCGACAAGAAAACTTTGGTAGTAAACTTTGGCAATGTATTGAGGAACCAAACTCACAAGCCCTAAGTTTTATAATTAAAGAGTTTTTAAAACAAGCCATAGGTGCATGGGAACAGAGAATAACCTTCCAAAGCATCACCGTTACTAGAGTTGATGCAAAAATACATATAGAAGTAGCTTATGTAGTAAACGGAACAAATTCTAGTCAGTACCTCGACATCACCTATGATCACTCGGATAATTCATTAAATACACAATAATATGGGAATCACAAATAAATGGCTTAACCCATACCAGAGGTCTTACCAACAGATTAAGGCCAAGCTGGTAGAATCCCTTATGGGTCTTAAGGACAAGGATGGTCAGAAACTCATAACGGACTATTCGGAGGGAAACATCCTTATTATCATTCTCTCCTTGTTTGCAGCAATTGCCGAAGTACTGCATTACTATGTAGACAATATGGCAAGAGAAACTTTCTTATCTACGGCTCGTAGATATGATTCGGTAGTTAAACATGGTGCATTGGTAGATTACCATGCTCGAGCAGCAATTGCCGCTACAGTAGATGTAATCTTATCTAGAAGCATTACTGGTAACTCCATTGGTGCAAAGTTAACCATACCACAAGGAACTCTATTTACAGACCAGAGTGGTAATAGCTGGTTATCTGCCCGAGACGTTACTTGGTATTCAAATGTAACTACCTGCAGGGTACCCATTATTCAACACGAGAAGTATACTACAAGTGCTCTCAATAATATGGTTATACCTACGGGGGATAGAGTACAACTTAATCTTGGTACATTACCCAACGGTAAGTATTATGAACATGGCTCTATGTCTTTACAAATAGGTGGGGAATCTTGGGTACTGGTAGAAACCTTTGCAAAGTCTAAACCTACTGATAAACATTTTATGGTGTCAGTAGATGAGTCTCTAAACCCCTATATTATGTTTGGGGATGGTACCTTTGGTAAGAAACCTGCAGCAGGTGCAAAGATAACCAATGTAGTATTCTACTTAACCAATGGTTCTCAGGGTAATGTAAAGAGTAATACAATTACCTCAGTACCTTCCGTTATATCCTCATCAATTACAGATGCCACTGTAAGTAATGCTTATGATGCCGGAGGCGGTTCTAATTATGAGAACTTCACTATGCTTAAGGAACATATACCATTGAGTGTTAAGACTCTGGGAGTAGCTATTACCAAAGAGGATTTCGAAAGCCTGGCAATGTTAGTTGATGGGGTTAATAAGGCAAAAGCAGATTACGAATGTGGTAGAAAACTTACGGTATATATTAGCCCAGATGGTGGAGCAGTAGCTTCTTCTGAGTTAATCAGTAGAGTACATAATCTATTATCTCAAAGGGCTCCAATGACTACTTGGCTCAAGGTTAAATCTGCAGGCAAAGTTCAAATCATTTTGGAAATGGATGTCACTGGAAAGAAATCTTATAAGACTGCCGAGATACAGACTCAAATCCTTACTGCTTTATATAATGCTTACTCTCCAGAACAAGCAGAGATTGGTGGAAGTGTAAGGGTATCTGATATCTATGCTCTGATTGATAACTTGTCTACTGTAGATTACCTACACCTTACCAAGTTCTATATCAAGCCTTGGCCTACTACTATCTATGGCAACAAGGAACTTGCATTGGGACAATTCAAATTGAATAAGGCTACTGGGTCTATGACCTACTTCATAACCTTCAATTCATCTACGACTTTCACAGTACGTTCAGTATCAAATGGTTATGTAGCTACAGGCTCTGTTGGTGGTTCACTTCAGGTAGTAGACAAGGCAAATGGTTTTGACTTCTCCCTGGATATACAGAACAACAGTTACCAATCTGGGTACCGTTATTCAATTACAGTATCAGAACCCAACCATGATTATGAAGACCCTGGTTTTAATTTACCAGTATTCGAAAATGCTTCACAGTTAACACTAACCGTAAATGAGATAGTATGATAAACCTCAAAAACCTAATCGATTTTTTACCATTCGAATATAAGGACCAAGATACTTATAAGGTAAATGGTAAGGGCATTCTGGAGAGGTTTCTAGAAATTTGTGGAGAGCATTTTGAAGATTATATTACTAAGGACATTGATAACATTCTGGATATTATTGATATAGATAAAACTCCAGACATGTATCTCAACTTTCTTTGGCAATTCCTCGGAGAAATGCCCTTCGCTTATGGGAACACAATAGATGCTCAGAAGTGGTCAGAGTACTTTAATGGTTTCTACTCAGACAGTAAACTCCAAGAATTATCAAAGCTTTGGATAATACCCAAGGAGGGACCTTTCACCTTAACCAGTACTCAAGTAAGAAACATTCTAAGATACTCGATATCTCTATTCAAGATACGAGGTACTTCTGAGTTCTTCGAAATAATGATGAGGCTATATGGGTTAACCTGTACAGTCTCAGACCCTGCTAAGGCAGATTCTTACGATGGTTGGATAAAAGGCCATCCTTACTTCGACCAATACTTCTTGTACGACGACAAGTATTCCTATGATAATACCTTTGATTGTTCTCAATGTATACCGGTAACCTTTAGTCTTACAGGTCATGGGTATACTTCGAACTCTGAGGCATTCAAGAGATTTAGAGAAGCAGTAGAAAGTTTCTTTCGAAGATTCATACCTTACCACGTATCCTTCAATATCCAATATGGGTTTACAGTAAATGATGGGTATGCAATCAAGGCAGAACTGGTAAACCCAGACCAACCAAATCTGATAACTTCTGAAGTATTCGAAGTACCAGTTATGGTAACTGTAACTGCTGATTGGCCTAATGCAGATCTAAGGTTTCAGATATCAAGTGATAAGGTAAACTGGGGATACACAAAACATCCCAGTGGTTCCATATTTAATATACCAAGGGCTGGTACTTATTATTTCAGAAGCGTTGTAGATAACTCCAAGATAACCCAAATCACTGTAGGTCAAGAATCCTATAATAGGGTATACTCAATTACCTGTGACCCAGTTACTGCAGAGATAACTCCATCAAAGCTAAGTGTATATACGGTAGTAAGGGCCAATGTATCTTATAAGGGACAAATCAAAACTTGTAATGTTCGATTGTCGGGAACTGACCAAGTAAAGATATCAGGAGCAACCTGGGAATTTAAAGAACCTGGTACTTATTACTTTGAGATTGTAGAGTTCCCAGTAAAGCAAACTTCCTTTGTAGTAACTCGACAAGAGATTACTTATAAAGTAAGATGTACTCCATCGGAGTTTCGAGTTGGAGATAAACAAAGTATACGGGATGCAACTACTACTCTAACTATCGAATCTAATTACCCAGAATCGTTTACTGGAGATTTATATTGCAGATTGGTGGGTGACACTAAGTTATTTAAGAATGGTGATAAGTTTACTGCCAGTAGTTATGGTACCTATAAGTTTAGGTGTACTCTTGATAAAAGAGAAACTGAAGAAGGGGTGGGTATCTTCGAAGTAACTTCTGGTAAGACGGCAATCTATCGGGTTAGTATTAACCCACCATCTTCTACTTTGTTCAATGGCTCAGCCAAGACTACAGTAAGTATTCAACGTATCTCCGGTAATGGGGATGATTATAGAGTAAGGGTGGTAGAGACTGGGGAAGTATTCGATGCTAAGAATGGTTATGTATATACTACCAATAGGTCAGGTACTTATACTTTCCAATCCGTAGCATACCCCTCTGCAAGGACTATCTGGACTGTAAGCAATTCTCCAATAGTATATCAGAATAAGTTAAAGATAGTTCCTTCAGATACTACCGATGAACATTGGCAAGAACCCGATTGGACTTTGCCTGAAGACCAAATCGATGATACCTATGCAGTATATGCTTTGGTAGATGAGAAGTCTGCTTGTAAGTTCTCACTGGAAGAAATGAAGAACGGAGTAAATGTAGAGGGTACTGCTACTTGTGATGAGACTGGGGAAACCTATAATCTGGGTAAAGAAATTACTCTTACTAAAGCAGGTACCTATACTTTCGTAGCAGATGATGGTTCTTCTCTAAGATGCCAAGTAATCCTAGAGGATTATCCAACTATCATTGAGATATCTTGTACTCCAGAGTATGCCGAACTAAAGGGTACTGTTAAACAAGTATCTACCCTAATCAAGTGTACTTCGAATAAACCAGATTTCGATAGTAGAATTAGGGAAGTAGGCAAGGTTAATACCTACGATGCTGGTGGGCAAGGCTATGAATTCGTTACTGCTCAAGCAGGAGAATATATCTTTGAATCAGTTGCAGATACTTCTAAGAGAACTAAGTTCACAGTAGTAGATGCAGACCTCTTAAGTGTTAATCCTCAAAAGTTGGAATGGGATTTCGATGACTTATCAGAAAAGACTTTCACCATTACAACCTACAGTAATCAATCTTGGCAAATAGTAGAACAATGATAAACACAATCGATAGAATCACTGAGACCACAACTCAGTCTTTATTCAAGACATTTACTGTGGGCATATTGGGAGAATGTACTCAAATCCTCCATGACCTGAGATGGATGATAGTATTAGCAATAATACTAATTCTATCCGACTTATGGTTTGGTATATCTGCGAGTAGAGTTCAAGGTATAGAAATTCGAAAATCTAGGGCTGGAAGAAGAACTCTAAATAAAGTAGTAGATTATATCTGCTATGTTTTATTGGGAGCTGTACTTGGTAAAGCTATAGGTGAACCTTATGGGATGGACCCAATCGTAGTATCTATAACTGTAATGGTGTTATGCTATTGCTTCGAAGTAGATAGTATATATGGGCATATCTGCGAAATACATGGTATCAAAAAGAAGTACAGTATATGGAAGATTCTCTTTAAATTGTTAACCTTCAAGTTCAAGGACTTGGGTGAAGCATTTAAGGATATGGCAGAACAAAAGAATAACTTTAAAAATAACAATAATGAAGACGTACTTTAAGTATGAAGGTATCATTAAATCAAAGGAAGCAGCAGAGGCAATTGCTGCTCCCTCTGGTTTAGGGCCATTCTGTGGTTTTGGCTCAGCCACCATAAATGGTAGTAAGTTAACGGTATCTCCTCAAGGAGTATTTGGGAGTAAGTATGCTAATGTAATCAAGGACCGTATCATGGCAAGGTATATGGCAAAGGCTTCAGAAGATGGAGAATTACCCGATGTAAACTTTGGTTGTATCTCAAGAGATGGGTATGTATTTATCTCTGATGAGCAAACCCTTACCATCGAAAATATTCAAGGTACCCAAGGCTCAACCGAAGAGGTATTACTCTTTGCAGTACATACTACTATCTCAGAACCAGTAGATAACCCAGTAGACTTCGTAGCCTATTGGAATGAATCCTCAGAAAGCTTCTATGATTTATTCAAGAAAGCTAACGATATCTATTACCCGATTGCCGAGGCAAATCGTACTCCGAGTATACTCAATAGTGATGTATATTCCGATTATAATATGACCTATAGCAATCTTCTAGAGATGGTAGAGAGTGCTTGCCCTTATTACTCTAATAATAAGAATTCGGTTGTTCTTATCGGTATCTATGGTAAGGGTACAGATGCAATGACAAAACGAAATGAGAACTTTGCAATCGTACCCTACCAAGGTAAATTCCAAGAGATACCCTTTACTACTGCAACCTATAGTTCATTCAAAGAATCTATAAAGAGAACCGAAGAAATGAATACTGGGTTCCCAGTAGTGGACGAAGCAGGTAACTCACTGAATATCAAACAATATGTCGATGCTCAACTTGAGGCTATCCGAAAAGAATTTGCTGAATCTCTGAGTACTGCTAACCTTCCAATCGGTTCTATTATTCTTTGGGAAACCGATGTAATACCCGATGGTTGGGCAGAATATACTAAGGCAGCTGGTAGAATAGTTATTGGTTACCAAGCTGGAGGTGTTCAAATTGGGGATGAAGTAATGTTACAGAATGTTGGAGATTACTATACTCCAACTAAAGGCAACTTCCTAATCTCAATTAAAGGCGATGACCTTCCTAAGCATAGGCATGCTCTTGGTGTATCTAAAGGTAAACAAGATGATGCCAATAACTGGGAGAACGTTCGTCCTCAATCTTTCTTTAATAGGGAGACAGGGTTGAATGGTGATTTCGGTAGAGGAACCCCTACCAAGGGTATTCAAGATGGTGCTATCGTAGTAAGCTGGAACCTATTAGGGGAATCTTTCTTACAGGAAACTTCGGTAGAAACTTTGGATATCGAGAAATTGCCACCGACTATTACATTACGATATATCCAAAAAATATCATCATAAAGTTGTTATTAGTTATTTAGTAGTATTAAAACTCATGTGTACTATTTGTATTGTTTAAGAGTAAACATTCGTTTACAATCTGTGTTTTGCATAGTAAAAATCAATTGGGAAAGGGACGTTGGGAAACGTCCCTTTTCTTTTGTGTTTAGTATTTAAGTTCTTCTTTAGCCCGGTCTTCCCAATATTGTATGTCTTGCCTAAGTTCTGAAATATATCTCATGGAGTCATTTGTCTTAGGCATTTCGAAAAATTCTATAAGCATTATATTAGTAATACGGGTACTATTCCCAAGTCTTTCCTTGATAAAGGGTGGAGGAGTAATTAATACCTCAAATAAAAGATAGGCATCAGGTGAAAGCTTATCCTTCATATAGGTATACATCATATCGAGCATTTCTGATTTAGCTTTCTCTTCTTCACTATCATCCTCTAATTCCTTATCATTATCAAATAAGTCATCGAGTTTAAAGAGACTTTGATTATACTCGGCTTGTTCTCCGTATGCAGAACGAAGCAATTTATTTTTGAATGTACTAAGTGATGCAAGGATTCTTGCTTTAAGATGTTCTTCAGTACATTCACCATAGTATTTGTTGAAAACAAATAACATCTTATCCCAGAAATAAGATTGGATAATATCCGGTGTAAGATTAAACCGTTTATAATCAATCTGTCTGGTAAGGTTTCTAATTACTGGCTTACAAACTTTATAAAGTCTGTTGAAAGTAGCTTCATCATATTCTTGCATAGGTTTTAATCGATGAAGCTCTGAACCGTTATTTCCTTTACTTTTTCCCATGTTTTTAAATATTCGTTATGCAAATATAAGTATTTTTTCTTATATAAAATAATAATATTAAATATTCGGGAGCTTAAGGTAGTGGATTAGTAGTTTCTAGATAGATGTCAACATACTTAGAACTATCTCGGTACTATCAAAATCTATTAGTTTATATAATATTGCAATATAGATATGAAGAAATTTAAAGACAACATCAAGTTCAGTTTTTCTCCTGAGTTTCAGTTCGAGATACTCAGGTTTGTTTTAAAAGATAAGGAAGGAGGATTAGTACTCAAAAGGATTAAATCCAATTACCTGGTTCTCATAGAACACTCCCTTATCTTCGAGGGTATATCAAAATATTTTAAGAAGCAAGGCAGAATGCCCTCTGAGAATATTCTAAAGGAAGTATTAAAAGAGTTACTAGAATCCAAAACCTATGTGGATTTGGTAACTAAGGATGATATACCTAATATCAATAAACTAATAAGTAATCTCTATCATATACCACTATCGGATTCTGATTACATAAAAGAAAAGATATATCAGTTCTCTACCTATGTTGAGATGAAGAACTTAAATGATTCTTTTGATTTGGATAACTTCGAACAATACGAAGAATATTCGAGGAAGATTGAAAAGGTACTTCAGAAAAGTAAACCTAAGAAAGAGGATGAACCCCTATATATGATTCGAGATATTACCGAGAGACAGTTTAGAAGGCAATCAGAACCTTCAGTATTACCATGCCCATTTAGGCAATTGAATGATTTAACCAATGCAGGAGGTTATCCAGAACATTCGGTTAATGTGATATTGGATAAACCTAAAGCAAAGAAAACATTCTTCATGGTAAATCTTGCAAGAGGTTATCTTAGAATGAAGAAGTCTGTATTATATATTGATACAGAAAATGGTCAAGAACAAATTATGGACCGTTTCATTCAATCAAGTATTAATAAAACTAAGAAGGAATTATACTCGGGTGAATATGATAAACTTGAGGCAAAGCATTTAAGGAAACTTGCAAGGTTTGGAGTTGAATTAGTGGTTGAGCGTGTACCAGCAATGATTACTAATACCACTTATATAAGGGAAAAGATAATTCAGCTTCGTAATCAAGGAATTGATATTAAAGTTCTTATGGTTGACTACGCTGGTAAGCTTGCATCAATAGCGGGTGATAGAGAAGATTTCGAAAGGATATCTAATGTATACGTAGACCTTCAGAATCTGGCAGAAGAATTACATTTAGATATTATATGGACTGCCCATCACATTACTCGTGAGGGTAAAAAGCATAGGCTTACTAGATACGATGAGAATGATATCTCTGGTTCAATTGCCATTGTTCGTAATGCCCAGGTTATCATGGGTCTTAACTCTACTGAGCAAGAAGAAAAAGATAATATTCTTCGAGCTGAGATAGTAGTACAAAGGGATGGTCTTCCTTCCGGTAGAGCATTATTCAAATGCGATGTCGAAAGGCAAAGATGTACGGAATTTACAAGGGAACAACGTAAACAATATGATGAAGTATATGGTAGTAAGTTGGATGAACAATTTAAAAAGAATACTAACCCGGATGCGGATTCTAAGAAAAGGGAAAGAACTACTGGAGATATTTAGATGTAAGTTGGGTTATCATGAATGGGTAGCAGTTCATTGGACTGAGTTTAAACAGAGACCTCGTAGGGCAATTTTTTCTAAGAAAGGCGGGAGAAGGAAAGCCCAGTATTATGAGAAACGTCATGTAGAGTATTACTGTAATATATGCGGGAAGAAAAGATATGAAAATAACAAACCAGTTTAAATCTAGACTAAGGACATACTTTATTAAACGATTGGGAGCATTCGATTATAAGCACGGATGGTTACGCATTCCCACTTGCCCATATTGCGGGAGAGAACAGAAGTTGGGAGTTAACCTTTCTATGTATAGAACCAATTGTTTTAGATGTAATGCCCATCCTTCTCCTGCTCAACTAATAATGGACATAGAAGGATTTACTGAGTACCATGAACTAATTAATTTTTTGAACAATGGACAATTTGATGAACTACAGTTTAAGGAAGAGAAAATCGAACTTGCCGAAAGTAAGCCCGTATATCTCCCAGATGGATTTAGAAATATTTCGCTCGGAGACAGCCAACTTGCAAAAAGCATTCGTGGATATATCAAGAAACGCGGCTTTAACCTCGAGAAGTTTTCAAGATGTGGTATCGGATATGGAACAATGGGTACGACATATGGGTACCTTATCATCCCGTTTTATTATCGAGGACAACTTAGGTATTACAATGCTCGAAATGTTATCGGAAAAGGACCCAGATATAATAACCCAGACAAAGACATCACCGGTTTGGGAAAACAATTTATCATCTTTAATCATGACGCATTGGAGATGTATCGGTCGGTATTCATTTGCGAAGGAGCACTTAATGCTCTCACAATTGGGGATAGAGCAATTGCCACAATGGGCAAAGCTATTAGTCAGTACCAAGTCAATGAACTACTTAAATCCCAATGCCAAAGATATATTATCCTTTTAGACCCAGATGCCAGGTCTTATGCTGTTAATCTCGCACTTAAATTAGTAGCTTATAAAAAAGTCAAGGTAGTATTTCTTCCAGAGGGTTTTGATGTAAATGATTTGGGGAAGAAACAAACACTTAAGCTAGTATATCAAACAAGGTATCAAAGTTATCAAGAACTGATTCAAATCAGAAACTCTTTGGAGTAAGGATTTCCTATTATATTATAAAATAATATATTTATGCGTGAACCATCTATCCATATAACTAAGTCTCAGTTTGAGGAAATATTAAATACCTTAGAGGTAGATAATTTCCCAGTTGAGGCTTTTTTTGTTATTGCTCGAAAGGAGGCAATAAATCATAGAGCAGTCTTAGTTTCTAACAATAAGAATACTAAGAAAGTTTCTAACATTTTACTAGCATCTAAGGGGGATGCTGCCCTTGTTGCTGATATTTTATATGCAACTCGTATAAAGTTAAAGCATAGAGGGGTTCGTAAAATAAACGAAAGTAATTCTCGAGAATGGGCAAATTGTAAAAAGCTTGCAGAAGTATGTAATAACTTCTGTGAAGATTTCAAATTTGATACCCGGGAAGGTTTTATTAAATACATTGAGACTGGGTTAAAGAGGATGACTGATTATCGTAATGTTATGCAAAGGTTATTATCCATGCAGGAGAACATTACTAATCAGATAGATGCTGAGATAGAATTACAACATTCAGATTTAGAACTTACTAAAGAGATACATGATTATTTCATAGGTAAGATTGCTAAGGCAACTGGTATATATGAGTCTTATGAAAATCAACCCGAGAAGTATGTACACTTTGCAAAGGTAGGTGAATTCCTAAAAGAGGAGGGCTGGAATTATAAGACCTTCATCGATGCTCAGTTTGAATCTCTTGCATGGTGCAATGGGTTACCGGATATTGCACAAATGTATACGGATAAAGCAATTGAAAGATACAATAAGTATTTATATAAATATAAGAATAAACAACTACTTGAAGGTGAACCAGAAGTTGAAGGTTCCCTTTGGGATAAAATAAGAAAATGATATGAAAGGTTTACAATTTTTCGGAAACAGAGTAGAGGATGCAGCTAATGCTTTTATAGATGTCCTCAAGTATTCAGACCAATCCGTGGATTATCCAGATTTTAAGGATATCGAACCATGGCCTGATGAGATAATTAATATGTTCTATGTGATTTGGAAGAATGCCAAGTTCTCAGAACTAAGTGCCATCATTATGTATACCCAACAGTCTTCTAGATTTGAAGAAATATCAGAATTGATGTTGGGTATTGGTTTGGTAGAGATGAGACACCTTGATAAGATATCGGACTTTTTACAAAAGGCAGATCCTTATGAGGATTACTCTACCATGAATATTAATCCTACGATTGAGATTGGTTCTACTTGGGAACAAGCTTTAAAGATTGCTTTGAATTCCGAGATAGAAACTATTGGTCACTACAAGAAAATCCAAAGAGCAATTGGTCAATACGAGGAACGTCCAGATTACGATGATGTGAATTATTTCCTTGAGAAATTGATTGCCGATGAGGAACATCATATCAAACTTCTTAAGGAAACAATGGGCATGGATAAATCTACTAAGGGTGTAACGGTAATTATCAAATGAGTAGGATAATCATACAGAATGGGAATATGTGCGAACTCGACTTACCTCTTAAGTTCGCACAAAAACTTTATAATGAGTTCGCTATTCGACATCCAAATGCTTTCTACTTACGTACAAGGCAAAGAGGTATGCAGAATTGGGACGGTAAGATTCATTACATCACCAAGACTGGGCAATTTAAAATAGGTTTACTTCCCAAAGTATACGATATGTGTATTGAAATGGGTATTAAACCTAAAGTTGTAGATATGAGACAACCTTTACCTAAAGTCAGTAAAGTAGTTACGAATATAGGCAAATATAAATTAAGACCAGAGCAAGAGAAAGCTGTTAAGGCAGTTATCAATAATAAGATAGGGAATACACCTTTTCATATTGGCGTATTAGATTACACTGTTAATGCCGGTAAATGCACCGGTAAGGGTACCTTAATACATACTGAGGATGGGTTATTACCTATAGAAAAAATCGTTTCTGAAACAGGTAAGATACGATATAAAGGTAAAGTCCTTACTAAAGAAGGTGTATTAGTAAAACCCAATGCAGGAGTTTATAATGAGATTAAGGTAGTAAAGATAACTACTTCTCAGGGTTATACTCTAATCTGTGGATATGAAAATCACAGATTATATACTTATTATGGAGATAATCTACAATGGGTATATGTCAAGGATTTAAAGAAAGGGGATTGTTTACCTATCTCCTTAGAATATACTCATTCTAAAAATACCATAGGTAAAAACCTTAGCTATACTTTGGGAGCTTTATCCGGAGATGGTCATATTCATCAAGTTTCTAAAAATCAAATAAACATATCTATATCAGGTCAAGATATAGAAGTAGCCGAAGTAGTTAAAGCTACTATGGATGAAATCTGTAAAACTCCTGTAGAAATAAAACCCCACAAAAGATTTAAAGGTTTTCATATATCTAAATCCGATACTAATTTTGCTAAACTGCTTCAAGAGGAATATCCAGAATTAATTGGTGCCCATGAAAAGTACATACCCGATAAGATTCTTCAGGCTTCTTATGATGACTTAAGGAATTATATAGCAGGTTTATTTGATACAGATGGGCATAATTCATCATCTCATGGTAGAAGATCCTTATCTTTTACTACTGTAAATCTTGAAAATGCTCGTAGAGTACAACAAGCCTTATTATCTTTAGGAATAGCTTGTTGTCTTAAACCCAAGAAGACTTCATGTAATGGTAAAGAGAGTATAGCTTATAGAATAACTATTCATAGCGAATTTTATGATGAGTTTCTAGAAATAATACCCATGAGGATTGAAAGAAAATGTATCCCTAGCAATTCTCAACGGAATAACTACAGTAATAAACTACCTTTTAGTAATTTTGCTAAAGAACTTTATGATAAGCTTTCTTGGAAAGAAAAGGGTAAGTTTAGAAAAACCTATGGTAGAGTTATAAGTACACAGGTAAGTCATCATAATAGATTAACTTTAACTGCTTTTAATTGTTTAGTAGAATTCTTAGGCTCTAATAATGATAAAGCTACAGAATTACTAAATATTTCTAGTAATTGTTATTGGGATAAAATAGATAAGATAGAAATCTTAGATAAATACCCATGTTATGATATGGAGATACCTAAGTATCATAATTACCTATCTAATGGATTCATATCTCATAACACACTTATCATGTCGTCTTTATATTTATCCTATAAGAAACAGTTAAAGACTTTGCTAATAACTAATGATTCGGATTGGTTAAATCAAGCTAGAGAAGAATTTAAGCAATATCTTCCCGGAGAAGATATCACTTTTGTTCAAGGCAAGGTTTTAAACTGGAGTAACTTTACTATAGGTATGGTTCAATCTATTTCGAGAAATATGAGATTCTATCAAAAGGAATTATCTCAAATAGATATGGTACTTATAGATGAGGCTGACCAAGGAGGTAGTAAGCAATATCAGAATGTAATCACTCGGTTATTTAATACCAGAATTCGTATAGGATTATCTGGTACGATTTATATGAGTAAGCTTGCTAAGGATAGGGTTAAGAATATGAACCTTGAATGTTTCTTTGGTAAAGTGATTGCCGAGTTTAAACTTAAGGATTCTATCAAAAAGGGTTACTCAACAAAAACCGTTGTAAAGATGGTACCTGGTAAACCCTGGTATGGTAATTGGGAATCTGATTGTATTTCCTATAAGGAAATATACGATGATTCAATCACCAATTGTTATACAGCTTGGTTAATGGCTTATAATAGATTACTATGGAACCTTAATCAAGGCAGATACCCTGCTCTCGTAGTATGCAAGCATATTGCACATTGTGAAAATCTATATAAGTTCTTTAAAAAGAAACTGGGCGATGCCTATAATATTGCCTATGTGCATGTTAATACTCCTTCTAAGTTAAGACAACAAATAATGAAGGATTTTAGGGAAGGCAAAATAGATATCCTGGTATCAACTACAATCATTGCTCGAGGTAAAAACTTTCCTAAGCTTAGGTATTTACTTAATGCAGCAAGCATGGATAGTCAGGAAAAATCTATTCAGTTTCTTGGTCGTTTGGTAAGAACCGATAAATCGAAAAAGAAAGTATACCTGGATGACCTTCATTATCCTGGCCCTTATTTAGATAGGCATGGTAAGCATAGGAAGCAATATTATCAGAGACAAGAATTGAAAGTAATATTGTTAGATAAGCTATGGAAGAAACATCCTAACCATAGCCTTATTAAGAGTTAACTAGAAGTACTATGAGTATTTACTTTTTCTCCGTAGGAGGAAAAGAAGATTACAATTAATAAGCATATAGGCATTATGAATAATGATAAACTAATATATCAGAGATGAGGATGATAATAAACTAACTACTCTTTTATCAGATGGTTGGAAGATAATTCAAATCTCTGCATCAGGTATTTATTGCTGGGTACTCTTAAGGAAACCCAATAACACTAAAAAGAAAATTAAAGGCTTTCAGTGATGGAGAAATATATTTTAATTACAGCGGTTGTTATTATGATAATAATACTCGCTTTAGACTTCATACTTTCTAAGGATGGCTATCAATGCCATTCATGTAAGAAACGTTTTCATAAAGAGGATTTAGAAATCAAGGGATGGCATTTAAAAGAATGGGTCTGTCCCCATTGTAAACACCTTAATTACACTTATGATGAAGAAGATTAAAGAATGGTTTAAGTCTCTTGTTGTGGGGGAGGTACCCAACCCTAAACATGTATTCAACTGTAGAGATTTGATATGGATATCAAGCTTGGAAACTTCTCAAAATACTCCCGAATGCTTTACTCATTATTTCTATCTGTACTGGAGTAATGGTATGGTAGTCAAAGTATGTCAAGAGAGTCATGATAGAAATTCATACCAAGAATTATATAAACTCAGGGAACTATTTATTAATAACATCGGTTATTCCTATGTTCCCATAGAGGATAACAGTGAAATATACATTTTATTATAAACGTAAAAAAGACATATAATGGCTAAGTATCATTTATATATACGGGCAATTCCTGGGTATCCGGGTTATTATGCAACTGTAGATGGAGATATACTTAAGAAAAGAGGTAATTCTCTTTTTAAACTTACTCCTACCAAAGTTCATAATGGTTATTATACTGTTAAAATTATACACCGAGTTAAGGTTCATAGGTTAGTAGCTTTAACTTTTTTACCTAATCCTAATAATTATCCTATTGTAATGCACAAGGATAATAATCCAGAGAATAATAGGGTAGGTAATCTTAAGTGGGGAACCCAATCTCAAAACATGAAACAGATGGTTAATGATGGTAGACAAAGAAAATCTAAAATAATTAATTATAAATCTGAGGTATTAACCCTACATTCTCAGGGTTTTTCTATCCCTGAAATAATCAAGTCTGTGGGGATCAGTAAAACTTCAGTACATCGTATAATAAAAGGGAAGCTATGAGTAAGAAAAGTAAACCAAAAAAATTACCCGATTTAAGTAAACAAGATATTTTAACACCAATAGATTTAACTCAGTTGGGAACTAATGGTGATGTTTGCTTTGGTATTGGGTATGATTTATCCACAAAAGAATGTAAACTATGCGGAGACTCAGAACTATGTGCATTCAAGATGTCACAGAACTTGAACATCACCAGGAAAGAACTTGAACAGAAGAATCAATACAAGGATTTGGATGTACTTGAAGATACCGTTGGTATCAAGAAATACATCCGAGGCTTGATTCGGAAAGGGAAAGATAGAAAAGAGGTTATTACCAAAACCGTTGAGAAATTTGAAGTACCAAGAAAACGTATTAGAGAACTTTATAAAGAGTGTACTAAATAATGAAACCAATAGAGATGATATGGGCTATGTTCAAGGTATACCTTAACAACCCAAACTATTTTGTAAAGCAAGAAGATGTACTTGCTAATTTATGTATGGAGGGTTCTACCGATGTAATCAGGATGTGTAATTCATTGGGAGTACATGTTTCTAGACCCGAGAAATTAACCTTTGGACAACTTTTACGTAAATGTAATATATTATGAACAGATTTAGATTTATCAAAGTAAGGGAGGTAGTATCTCCCAACAGAGCAAACCCAAATGATGCTGGGTTAGATTTCTATGTACCAACTAATTTATACCCTGAGGATATTCATTCTAAAAATGAATTCGACTCCGAAGGTTATGATTTAGATGTTCCTTTTGGTGAAGCCTTTGTAAGGCATATAGCTTTAAAACCAGGTCATCGTATACTTATCCCATCGGGTATCAAAGGTTTGCTAGAACCTCCTGCATCTATGTTAATGGCAGCAAACAAATCTGGTATAGCTACTAAGAAAGGGTTAATCTTTACTGCCGAGATAGTGGATTCCCCTTATGTTGGAGAGATACATATTGGGATATATAACACTTCTCAAGAAATTCAGGTTATCGAGGCTGGTCAAAAGCTGGTACAATTTATTCATGTACCCATTTATATTACCGAGCCAGAGGAGATTCAGCAAGAGGAGTTTTATACTGAATCACAAATGTGGGGAAGCAGAGGAGATAAAGGATTTGGTTCATCTCAAAACATAAAATAGTGGACATAAGGAATATAAATGAACAAGTGCCTCAGGTAGAAGAAACTGAGGCACGGATACTACAAGAAATGTATGATCTTGGGATAGAACAATTCTCTGGATATAAATCTATAGAGAAGTTACCAGATTATCCTTTAGATATAAATAACCCAAAGAACCAAGTTATCCTAAAGGATTTTATTGGTAGAGTTATAGAAGAATTAACCGAAGGATTCGAATCTACAGATGAAGTAGTATCTATATACCGTAACTATGGTTGGAATAATGATTGTTTAACTCAAGAGGAATATACTCAGGTATTAAACAGTCTAGCAAATGCAAATGAGGAACAAGCAGATGCCTTGGGATTCTTCTTTACTTTGCTTTTGTATTCTAATATATTGCCAGAAGATATTCTGAAATACCAAGATGCAAAGAGTTTATTTGAGGTAATGGCAATCGGAGTCAAAGACCTACTCATCAAGTACCCAGATCATCGAAGTGTAAGGAAATATCCTATATTAAGTTCAACCGATTGGGCAAGAGAGGATAGAGCAGAGTATGATAAGATAGTTTCTTATACCCCAGGTTTTCATGAAATGAGCGAGATATCTCATGAAAACGAGAAGCTATATTTATGGGAAGTAATATATGAACTCAATAAAGCAAGGAACTTCCTTAAATGTAGACCCTGGAAACAAACTCAAGTAATGACCAAAGAAATAGATTTTCAGGAATCATTAGTAAAAGCTTTCTATCTCTATATGGGATTCTTAGCCATGAATGGGTTTACTCCTTGCGGATTATTTAGTTTATTCTTTAAAAAACAACGTCTCAATTTATGGAGGCAAACTACAAATTATTAGTAACCAATTAAAAATCAGCCAATTATATGTCGGGTTGGAATAAGAAATTAGAGGGGCTTCAACTTAATACGGAGGAGTCCCTCCATTCGTTAGAATTTGCTACTTCACAGGAAGCATGGGAAAAACTCAATGAGGGATTCCTAAGATTAGACCCAATCCTATTTGGGAAAGGAGCTATGGCTAATAGTGGGGTAGCAGTAGTGTATAATGTATTTATAAAAATACGAAAAGCATGGGTAGACCCAGAATTTGATTATGGGCGGTGTTTCAATTATAAAGAAACTAAGTGGACTAGCTTATTGAATAACTACATAGATTTTAATAAGCTTGACTTGTTGCGTAGTAAACTGAGAGTACTGAGAAATAAGTACAATCAGAATTACAATATAACTTATATGTTCAATAATCATCATGATAATGGTAAACAATGTCTAATAGCTGCGACTTTTTCAAAACGATTCGGGGAAGACATCCCAGTTATTACAATGGTAGTTCGGGCTTCGGAGATTACCAAGAGGTTAATATTCGATTTCCTATTAATTCAACGAATGTCAGAGTACGTATATGGGCCGGACCAGTCAGTACAAATCAACCTATTTGCGACTCAAATGTACGGAAATGTGGAGACACTTCTAATGTATCATACCCATAAACCTTTGAAGAAGGTACTTAAAGGAGCAGAGGAGAATTCATGGAATAAGAGGATAAAAGAGATATGGAAAAAATTCCAAAAGGGCACAGAGAAGGAATTCTCTTCATTCAAGGTATTCTTTAGAAGTTTTAAAGTGCTTCGACCAGATTTATATGAGGAAACATATAAATCAATGAAAGCAAAAGAATTACTT